CCCATGAAGTTGGTGAGCTGCTCTTCAATGGTCAGAGCCTGCACAACGCGAATGCCAACGATAGCAGGCGCGACGCCCTGATCGTAGATGCCGTCGAAGGCGTCCTTGCCGGTGCCAGCCGAGCCGAGCTGCGCCGTCACATCGCGGTCGCCGAGAAACAGCTGCGGGCGATTGAGCGGGAACAGGTCGGGGTCAGCATCGGGCGCGGTGTAGAGCAGGCCGATGGTGGACGTGTCCGTGGTCTGGATCGGGCGGTAGGCGATATCGCGCTCTAGGACGCGCGCGCCATGGTGGAAAACTTCGCTCATGAAAATGCCCTCAGGATGTGGACCGGCGTTTGATCCGGTGTATCCCGAGGGCTGATTTGCGTTTACGGGTGCAGATGCCCCCGCAAGCGATCACCCAGTGACCGCACTCGCCGACGCAAACAGCGCGTCGAGCTTGGCTGATGCCTGTTCGATGGTGATGGCGAGCAGCTGGGCGAGCAGTGGCGTGAGGCTGACGACAAAATCAGATGAGCGCAGGAACGTGTTGCCGTACTCCCAGCCCTGGCGGGCGAGGTCGGCGGGGGGCAGCGACAGCATGTAGGTGTTGACGGCGTCGAACAGGCCGTCCCCGATCAGTGCGGCGCGTATCTGGTAGTTCGTGACCTCGCCAACCCGCGCCGCCGTGGCAGCCTCGGCAGCAATCTCCAGCGCGGCGACACGTTCCAGCGCCGCATCGCGTGCGGCGACGGCCTCCATGGTCGCGGTCTGTGCGGCCACAAACTGCGCCGTCAGCGCCTGGACCTGCGCCATCAGAGTGGCCTGCGTTGGGAGGGCAGCTGCCAGCGATATCGGATTGAGCGGCACGCCGTTCGATGGCGATACGCCAATGCGTTGATCGCCGTTGAGGATTTCGGTCAGCCGGTCCTCGTGCGCGCCGATCAGCGTGCCCGTGGCGGGGTCGAGCACGATTAAGATGCGGTGGTCGATCAGGCGTTCGGTGATGGTCATATGATACCCGGTTTAGGCCAAAAGGTTTCCAGCGGCGTCATACCAATTCGAGGCCCGCGACCAGTAGGGGCGGGGCGAGCCTGACGACGGGTTGGTGATGTAGATCATCATCGCATCGCGCAGCGCCGCGCTTGGCTTGGTGGCGACCGTGTAAGCCGCAACGCCGACCGGTCCATTCACGTCGAGGGTGCAGGCCGGGGCGGTCGTGCCGACCCCGATATTGCCAGAGCCGTCGACGTAGACCCGCGCAGTTCCAGCGACGTTGTCGTAGATGTAGAAATTGTGGCCGTCGGCGTTCGCGAAATCGCGCCCCACCGAAAAATCGGGCGTGACGTTATCGTTTTTGTTGAGCGTCAACTGCCGTCCGATCTTCGCGCTTCCAGCAACGTGGAGCAGCGCCGATGGGGCTGCGACGCCGATGCCAAGCCCGGTCGGCGTGATGCGCGCCCGCTCGGAGCCGTCCACGTTGAAAAAGACATGCCCGCCGGTCATGGTCACGCCGTCGCCGGAGCTAAATCCGTACGGGTACGCCCCGCCAGCCGCGAGCACTCCGGCGTGCATCTTCCCACGCGACGCCGATGACACGTAAACGCCGACCGTCGCGTTCATCGCCCATGAGCCAGCAGCCACAGAGGTCGTGGACCGGATGTTACCCAACACGTCCAGCCGGTTGTTGCCCGTGGGAGCCATCCCAATCGCGACGTTGTTTGATCCGTCGATCTGGACGATCCCAGCCCAACCTGCAAGCGCGGCACTGTAGGCCTGGACGGAGACGCCCCGCGCGGCAGCGATCAGGTCGGTGACGCGCGCAGACGTATGGTAGAGATTGACCGCCCCTTCCGGCACCGCATCGGTCGATCCCGGCGACGGTGATATCTCGACGTAGACGCTGCCCGACCAGCGGTAGATTTTGCCCGTGTCGAGCGCGGTGTACAATTTGCCGCTTTCGCCTGTCAGCGCCTGGATCGCGGCCAGATTGGCAGCCTCGACGACGTCGTCGACGTAGGACGGCAATTGCGCGGCGGAGACCTTTCCGGCGACGAGATCGGCTTTCAGCGCAAGTGCTGCTGCCTGCGCAGTCGAGACCGGCTTGTTGGCGTCGCTGGTATTGTCGGCGTTGGCGAGCCCGACATCCGCCTTGCTGCCGCTGGTCGCGACCGCTGCGAGACCGTCGATTGTGTTGGCAGGTTGCGTGCCCTCGTGATGGGCGCGGTTGACGGCGTGAGCTTGCACCGCTGCTGCGGCTCCCGCCGCGTCGTAGCGGGCATCGCCGCGCGCCGGTGTGAGGTACTGGACGTGCGGGTCGGCGGCTGCCACATGGGCCGCGACCTGACCCGTCACCGCGTCGGCGGCAATCGCCGTTGCCGTGCTGTCTGCCGCTGCCGCCAGCGCGTCGGCGTGGGCTGCTTGCGCGCTCACCGCAGCCGCTGCCCGTTCGGCCCACGTGGGATCGCCCGGCACGACGGTCACGGCGGGCGGCGGGGTCAGATCGACGATGATGATCTCAGACACGCGTCACCCCCTGACTGACGCCGACCGACCCTTCGACCGGCACGATGATGGTGCCCGCACGACGGATTTGAATGTCGTGGCGGTACGACCCGGCGGGCAGCCCCTGCATCTGCGCGGCAGACACACGGCCCGACAGCGTGCCGGTGATGCCATCGAGCGCCAGCCCTTGCCCCAGCGTCAACAGAAGCTGGATCGCGCCCGCGCCGTCGACGATGCTCATGCGCACGTCGGCCCCGGTCAGATCGACCGGCGCGCCGCCGCTCTGGAATTGGATGTCCCACGCCCAGTCGGCGTTGGTGCGGGCGAGAAAATCTTTTTGCAGCGCCATGGGTCTCTCCGGTTACGGGGCCTGATTGGCGAGCACGGCGTCGCGGCGGGCAGCGCTCAGCAGCCCGAGCGTGACGAGATACCCGAGTGCGCCGATGACGCGCGGATCGGCCAGCGACACGCCGTAGTACGACCCCGACGCCATCAGCAGGAACAGCCGGACCTGAATGTCGGGCGAGCCGACGATGGCTGCCTGCTCGGCGGGCGTGAACAGCGCCAGGAACGCGAGGAAATCCATCGCCGGGACCAGCACCGCGTCTGCGGGCGGGCGCACTGCACCAACGTGTGCCAGCGGGTAGTCGTCGGCGACCGTCAGAACGTCAATGCCCGCGCCGTAGGCCGACGCCGGGACGGCCTGGTCATCGCGGTGCGTCGCCACGATGGTGGTTTGGTTGCAGTAGAGTTTCATGGATGCCCCTTACGCGACCAGCGCGTTGTTGTTGCCCGTGGTGCCAACAGCCGGCGTCGACGCGGCCAGTGCCCCGGTGCAGGTGCCGCCGCCACGCTGAATGAGGGCTGCGCCGCTCGCCTGATAGCCGTAGGTGGCGTTCGTATCGCCCGTCGTGCCGTAAGCCGCGATGATCCCACCGTCCGACGCCAGGAAACCCGATGCGCCATTGGACGAGGCTGCTGCCGAACTCGCAACGAGGTGACCGCCCGACTGCGCCGAAAACCCGTTGCCGCCGTTTTGGTGGCATTGAGACGCGCCGTTCGCGGCCAATTGGGCTGCCTCGATGACGCCGCCGCGATAGGCAATCGCGCCGTCGCCACCGTTGCAGCGCGACCGCAGCACCGCCAGCGTGCCGACCTGATGGATGACGGCGTTGACGGACGCTTGGATGCCGTGGCTGGCGTGGCCGACCGCGATCAGCGGCCCGGCATACTCGATGGCGGCACCCTGCTCGGCGGTGATGCCAAACGACCCGCCACACGTGGCCGCGACCGAATTGAGCGAGGCGCGGCACGAGGCGAGCGCGATGCAGCGGTAGGCTGCGCCGTGCGAGACAACATCGACAAGCGATACGTCGCTGGTCGATGTCAGCACGATGTTGTCGGCGTTGACGCCATCCGAGGTGACCGCGATCTGGCCGAACGCCGACAGTTTGGAGCGGCCCGTGAACTGAGAGCCGTTGGCGAGCACGATTTCGGTCGCCCACACCGTGCGGATCATAGACAGGATCGCGATCGCGCCAGCTGCCCGCTGGGCAGCGCTTGATCCGGCGATCTGGTAGGCGTCAAGCGCTGCCGGGAACGGGGCCAGCAGCGGCGCGCCGATGATCTGGACAAGGTGGCCGTCTTGGTGGTCGAACGCCAGTTGCGTCGCGTTGTAGGCCCACCGGCCAGCCGCGATCTGGAATGTCACGAACCCGCCAGGGGCGATGCGGCGGCGGGCGAGCCACGCAAACGCGTCGGGCAACCCGCCGAAATCCGCGCCGGGGCCGTGAATGGTCTTGGTGACCGGCGCGGTGATCCACACGTCAGACCAGCGCACGAGGCCGTAGTTGGCGTCGCTCGCCGCCCAAACCACCCACCCTGCATGTGTCAGATGATAGTACAGCCCGTCAGCCTCGCAGCCGACGACGGTGCGGAACGGCGGCATGCACGACAGCCAGACCGATCCGTTCCATTGCGCGAGGTGATTTTCGAGCCCCACGAACGCGCCGGTGGGGGCACCGTTGATGACGACGGTCGCACCCAGTGCGGGGTTGGCCGGTGGCGCGCTGACGATGGCGTCCACGCCGATGAACGGCGCGCGCAGCAGCTGCGACAGCGGGATCAACGAGGCCGGGTTGATCTGGATCGTGACAGTCGCTGCCGTATCTACGACGACAGGTATGGTGAGGTCGAGATAGGTGATTGCTCCCTGGCTCGGCGCAGCGATGTCATTGCTGGGATGATTACCAACGATGATGCACTGGCCATCGTCGGTGTAGACCGCAAACTCTCGCACCGTGCACGGCCCGGCGCTCGACGGCACCGACACCTGGATCAGCACCTGGCTGGGATAATTAGGGTCGCGCGAGACGGACGTTGGAGCACCCCGCCAGACCTCCCGGACGCAACCGGACTGCGTCACAATTGGCGTGATCGGCGCGCCGTTCCCATCGCCCACCGCGACGGCAGTAATGTTGATTGTGCCCGTGTTAGCTATGTCGGCTGCGACCTTGGCTTGACCGGCGATCGTCAGCGGTGCCGAGTATTGGAATGTCATGCGGTCCCCACAGATGGCAAAACGATGCGCGAGCGAACCCGCGTAACAATGGCGGCTCCAACGTAGACACTGCTACGGGGGGCACGAATGGCGGTAACGGGCGTGAGAATTAGGCGGGAACAGACACGTGTCACGACGGCGGCACCGACATAGACCGGCGTCGGCGGTAAACGGCGCGTCACAACGATGCGAGACAAGAATGATCGCAGAGCCTTGTTATTGACGGCCACCCGAACGAGCCGAGTGAAGTTGGCACCGCTCCATTCGGCGAGCGGCGCAACGGCCACGTAGAGCCGGAACGTGTAGGGTGCGCCGCCGTGTTCGAACCAGCGTGACACCCGCGCGGGCAGGCCCAGCTGGGCGACCGCCCGCTTCAATGCGCCGATCGTGCCCTTGTGTTGATGGATCCACACGCTGTCGCGAATGACCTGGCGTTTCTGCGCCTCGGTCCAGTTCGGGTCCCACTCGTCCACGCTCCACGCCTGCGCCAGATAGGGCAGCAGATGGACCGGGCAATCGTCTGGGCTCCACACGTCGCGGATGACGCGCACCGGCACCGACAGCATCCGGTGATCTGACGCCGACAATGCGCGCTCCAGCGGCGTGGCATTGTCGGGCAGCAGATGTTCGACCTTGGGGATCGTGGTCATGCGACCACCTCGTACTCGACGGCGACGCTCGTGCACCACACGGCCCCGTCGAGGCCTGGATTAACCTCGGCGGCAGGCGATATGCGAGGCGCGCGCACCACGTTGATACGATCCTGATGGGCCGCACCGTCGATCGCGCTCAGTGCGATGATACCGCCGACCCGGCGCGGATTGATGCCTCCATCCTCGGGAGGCAGGTTGCGAAACTGCGCCTCCGTGCCGACGTATCCGGCATCGACGGCGGCGACATAGGCGTCATCCGTGGCAGCGTACGCGGTCAGCCGGGCACGGGCCTGCTTGACGATCAGCGACACGTCGGCACCGGGCCGCACTTGCAGGCGGTAGCGGATGGCATAGGGCGTGATGACTGCGCCGCGCACGAGCACCTGGTCGGTATCGGGCACCGTGTCTTCGTGGGAAAGTCTGGCATAGACGGCATCGGTGATCTCGCGCGAGGGCGTACCGTCGCCCAGCCGGGACAGGATCACGGTCAGCGTCTGGCCCGGCGTCACGAGCCCGCTTTCGGGGCCATAGCAGGCAGCGTCCAGCACGTCGGGGTGCGCGCTGCGGGCGTGGAATTCATACGCACCGGCGGGTCCTGCGACGCTGAAGGCTTCCGGTTTCAGTTGGTATCGGTACTTCAGTTCAGCATCGCTCTCGCCCGGCATCCGCTGGACGTTCAAGCGCGCAACCATGTTGTCGAGATTGTTACCCGACGTTGTCGCCAGCATCTCTGCGCGAACCGCTTCGTTGACCCGCTGGAAGTGGATCAATTCGCGGATCGCGCCGACCTCGTTCTGCTTGACCAGCGGCTCGCTTTCCAGCCGCAGCACGGCTTGGACCTCGGCACGCAAGGCCGGGTCGGCAATCAGCGCCAGCAGCGTCAGCTTTCGCTGCGCGACGATGAGTTCGGCGTCCGGCGGCACCACGGCGTCGATCGGTGGCAATTGCGCGAGGTCGATGGCGACAAATCGGCTCATGATGTCCTCGCTGTGCGCTGATCGACGGCGGGGGTGCGGTCGCCAAACAGCGCGCGCGGCAGCCACGTCACCCGCATCGCGAGTGCCAGCAGGCCGCGCACGTTGGCGCGTGTGATGGAGACATGAACCAACTCGACGCGCGGCTCCCACCGCGCAATGGGAACGGCTGCCGCCATGATCGCCGTCGTGATGATGTCGGCGTTGATCGGCTTGTCCTGCAACGTGTCATCGTCCGCGCCGTACATGCGGCGCAGAACGCGCGTTTCAAGCGGGGTCGACAACACATCGGCGAGCGATTGCGAGGTGTGAGGCCACCCCGCGATCCAACGCCCGGTGTTGCGATCCATCCCCGCC